TTCCAATTTACTTCTAACTCTTTTTTATTCTTAATAGTGTTATTCAATTCTTTTAACTCTGAAATAAGTATTGAGTTTTGCAAATCAATAACAGTACTGTTTTTTTCAGCAGGTATTTTATATCGCATTACTGACTTAACCAAATCTTCATTACTTATTGCCCCTATGGCAGCATTCTGTTTGGCTGTTAAAACTCTTTCGTGTGGATGTAATACAGCTAACATTCCCCCTTTTGAATCTAATCCACCCCCTGTTCCGGTATCTTCTGTTCCTTCATAATAACCTGACAATCCACCTGCTAATCCTTTAGCTAATAATGTTTCAGCTAACGACTTAGCAGCAGCCCCAAATCCATCTTTAGCATTCACCTTCATAAATTCTAAGAATAGTTCTGCTATCTGTTGAGCTTCTTTTTCTTTTCTTGCTTTCTTATCAAGTGCGGCCTGCTCTTCTAATGCCTTAGCCTTTTGCCTTAACATGAAATCGTAAGTATTCTTTTGCCCTGCAATTAATAATTGAAGTTGCTGGTCAATACCTTTATCTATTTCATCAATGTTTTGTTTATTAAGTTCCTGTTCACGCTTAATCCTATCCTCTGCAATTTTAAATAACTGATCGCTTAATTTTTTCGCTTCATTAATTTTCTGCTCGTTTTTCTTTCTATCATTTTCAAGTTCTGTGTCAGTTGAAGCCACCGGAGAGCCTGATTTACCTCCTATTAATCCGGCCTTTGTTTTATTGAGGCGGTCGTATTCGGTAGTTAGTTTATGAATCTGTGCAAATTCAATTTCATATTTAGGCTCATTTCTTTTTAACGCCTTTAATCTGTTATTCTGTTCCTCAGTTGAAGCCTTTAATATATCAAGTAATTTACCTTCAAGGTCAATATTTTCTTTAACTTCTTTATTTTTTGTTTTAATAGTATCAATTTCTTTTATGTTTAATAATATCTTTTCGTTCTGTAATTTATTCTCCTCAACTTTTATTTCCTGATATTTTTTTAATCCATCAATTGTATTCTCATGTCTGTATTTTTTTTCATCTTCAGCATTTTGGGCAATTTTAATATCAAGTAATTCATTTTCTAACCTTAATATTTCTTCTTTTGATTTACCTTCTTTTTTAGCCCGATCAATTCTAAACTGAGCATTATCAATTTCTTTCTGTTGTTCAGCATCTCTTTTTATTGACCTGGCATCTCTTCCTTGTTGAAGCAACTTTTCTTTTTCAATTAACAATTGAGTAGCATCACTTTGATTTTTTAACCAAGCAACTAATCCAATCACTCCCACAATCAAAACACTTATACCTGCTGTAGCTATTGCCCAAGCAGCGGCCATTGATACTCCAAAAAATTCAGCTATTGCCGTTACTGCTGTTAAAGCTACTCCGTACAATCCGGTAGCTGTAGTTGCCTGTGTTGTCGCAGTTGTATTAACTTCGGTAACTATTGTATTTTCTTCGGTAGCAACTGTTTCTAAGTGTTTTGCGTGGCTTAAATCTTTAGCAAATGTTGTTAATGTTTTTGTTGCAGTAGTTAGATTATTTAATGCCTCTTCATTTACCCCTAATGCTTTTCCGGCTAACTCTGTAAGACCTGTTAATCCACTTAGTCCTCTTGCAAGATTCTTAACAGCCCCATGATAATTACCAACATTACGCTGATAATTACCCATTGACTGGTCAATAGATTTTAACTGATTATTTAATCCGGTCGCCTTGTTAATTGCCTCTTTAGTAGTTTCTGAAAATGCCTTACCCTGTAATATGTCTGCGGCGGCCAAATCCTTTGCTGCCTGCGCTGCTTTACGATATTCTAAACTTAATCTTGAATAAGAAGATAGTGTTGCCTGTATTTCATCTTTTATCCTTTTATTTACTTGAGCTGCTAATATTTTAGCTTCTATATTCTGTTTCTCTATTTTAGTGTTTTGTTCAACAGCCTTAGTCTGTGCATTTATATCATCAGTAGTTTTGGGGTCATTATTGGTAAAGTTTGCTAAATTACTTTTAGCCAATACTCCTGTATGAGCTATTAACTTCTGAATAGCAGCATCAAGTTCGTTTGCGCTTTTTGTCGCATTGGCTGCCCAGTCCGGTTGTATTATCTGTTCACCCCTAATTGGTTCCTCTGCCATTTGCTTGTTTTGATTGCGCTAATTTAATATAAGAATAGAATTGAGCTACAGAAGTTTTCATCTCATCAACTTGAATGTGCATTTCACTTTCTATAAATGCCTTTGTTTCATAAAAATTAATCCCTTCGTTATTAGCTTTTTTCATTGCTTCTAATTCAATGTCACACATATTTATAAAATTCTTATGTGCTTTATTGTTTTCAATTATCATTCTGCACCTCCATGTTTCACGCTCGTTTATTTTCCTGAATATCTCTATAAAATTTTCAGCGAATCCAAACATTTTTAAATATTCATCAAAAATATTTTTCCATAATTTACTAAGTATAATCATCTGAACTTTTGAAGGTTGTTTTTTATTAAGTGTTATAATATCAGATTTAATTAAGAATGAAAGATTGTTTGTTTCTTGTATTTTTCTCCAATAGAATACAGGTAAATCATCAATAGAAATATAACATTTTTTAAGCTGTTTTTTTTCAACTAATTTTATATAAATCAAAATGACCTTAGTTAATATTTTTTTCATTTCAATATCTGTTTTAAGGCATTCTCAATAAATAATGGCTTAACCCATTCACGAACTTCATTTAAACTTTCATCAGTTAATCCTACTATTTTACCATCCCTCTGTTCTAAATCAACTCCATTTTTTACAGTATCCATTGACAAAACAAATCCATCATTTGTTACTTTTAATTGCTCGCTATCATACATAGCTCCGGTATCTTTAAAAGTAATGTGATCGTAAGGTTGCCCCTTTGCTATCTTACCTTCAAATTTACTTGTTCCATAGATTGTTGCTGTTGAATAGTCGCCTGTAGGTTTGCCGTCTGCAAATACTCCCTGCTCATATAATTGCTTCTGAGTATTTAGTTGAATAATATCATATTGCAATTGTGTATTATCCTGTAATGTTTCTTTCAATATCTTATTTGAAGATAACTGTTTAACATTTTTAGTAATACGCTTTATCATATCAAACATGGTTCAAAATTAAATAAAAAAAGCCGCTCATGGCGAACGGCTTTTAAACAAACAATGGATGAACTACTAACTAACTGTGATTACAACCGGAGAATCAGCTATAGAACTGAAATCAAAACCATCTTTTTCAATATTAACTACCAATGAATCTCCAACTGTTTGCGCTGCAAATGCAATTGTGTAAGTTCCATCAGGAGATTCTGTCAAGTCAGTAATTAACACATCAGCAGAATCTGTTTCATTATAAATTCTGTTTGTTAATCCTGTTCCAGAACTTACAAAGTCATTATAATCAATTCCTGTTACATAGCCTGGATTCTTAAATGTACCATAATTAGTTGTTGTTGTCATTACAAATCCTGCCGGTCCAATTTCTGATATATCAGCAGACACATCTACATTTCCACGAAGTGTTAATAATGTAACTCCATTCATATCTGAGCATTGAACCATTGCATAATCTTCATCTTTTTCAACGATGTTGATATTGAATGAAAGCATTAATTTCTGACTTGTTTTGTCTTTTAGACTGAACTTTTGGAACTTAACGGCTAAAGACTGAGAATCTATCTGCTCAGGATATAATTTAGTAGTGTCGCCTCCTTCGTACTTACCAATAAGGTTTCCGTTTATATCAACATAATAAGCACTCATTGATGTACATCTTGCACTTTCAATAGTTCCTTTTAGTTGTGGTGAAACAGCACCAATCTCAGGCAACACAGTAATCTCACCTTTAAAGGTTCTTACTGCCTCTTGAATAAATACAGTTGAAAGGTCATCAAAGGTTTCATACATATTATCACCACGAGTATCTTCAACATTTTTCATCTGTGGCAATGGATACCAACGCTCTCCGGCCGCTGTTGTTGCTGCTATTTTAGCATCAAAAAAAGCCTGGTTTAATGTTGTGCCGCTTGAAATATAATTACGAGTTCCATCTTCTTTGTAGGTAGGAACTAATATTATTAATTTAGTTGCATAGAATATAGGAACACAAGCATAGCCTGTATTATTCATTCCATTAGAAGCGCAATTACAAATTATACATCCCATGATTTATTTATTTTTATAGTTCAAAAGTAATTGATTTTTTTAATCTTTAAATTATTTTTTAACACGATTCACATTCATAGTTGTTTATAACTGTCAAACATGGGTTAAGTTTAATTCCAGCCAACTTATCGGCCCACTTGTTTTGCAGTACTCCCTTCTCACTTATATACACTCCAAAGTTCTGATATTCTTTTGCTGAGTATTTAAATTCATCAGTATAGAATATCCCTCCTGCATTCTGTACATCAGCTAAAAAATGTTCCATTAATCTTCTCATTGGATCAACTGCTAATCTTTGCGACTTTTCAGTAAGCCACTTTTCAGGATCGTTTTGAGTGAGAAAGAAAATGTCACCATTTATAAACCTGTCAAAAGCACTATCAACATCTTCATAATCGTCGGTTGATAATTGAGCAAACCAAATCATAGGAGTTTTATTAGCTGCCGTTTGTTCCTGATTCAGTTCTATTCCGGTTCTTATTGGAGTGCCGTAATAAAAAACAGGTGAATACAAAGTAAATGTTTGGGGTACTATTGCTGTTGAGCCAAAAACATAAATGTATTTATTATCAGCATCAATCTCTCTTATTTGATAAGTTCCTTCGTCTACTGTTATATTCCTTCCCGGTTCAGCGTGCATTATATCATAAACAGTTAATCTTTGAACAGTAATAACGCCTTCGTCAGTTGTGATAGTTGTTTCTAATACTGCTGTTATTTCCATAGTGAAATCCATTGCAGCAATCAAATCTCTTAATATCGCTATTGTTGATTTTTTGTAGATCATTCGCAGTAAAACAAATTTAGTCTATTAGAATAAGTAGATGTATCAGAAACTAACTTCTTATTTCTATAAATTTCAATTTTAAGATTTGAATTAACTCCATTTGTATTTATTTCAGCTGTCACGCAATCTAACGGCCTATTAATTACAATGAATGATACTGAATAATCAGTTGCATTTATAAAGGTGTCTTTATAATTAAAAGAATAATCTAAATAATAAACATTCATTCCTTGAATATCGGAGTGATATTTTATCTTATAATCATCAGTCATTACTTTCTTACATGATGTAAAAGAAATTAAAATAAGTAATGCAGTTATTAGTTTCATCGCTTCCCAATCATTTCGTTTGCAACTACTGTTAAAAACAATATTACTCCCAACTGCCAACCATAAGCAAATGAAGCCCAAATAAGAACTCCTATTCTTATGGTGTAAAGTATTCCAAGTAATGTATATGGATGGATTTTCATAGTATCTGACTGAATTGTGGTGCGAAATAGGCTCCTTTATATTCGGGATAAGTATCAGGTTCATAAATTCTACAAACCCATTGAGTAGCATATAAAGCATCAAGAACATTATTCCAATTGCGTTCCGCTAATCTTGCCGCCCCTGTTGGAGTTTGAGTTGTTGATACCTCACTCATGTTTAATGTTGCTCCGCTTTGAGAATGTAAAACTTGCCTGTCAAAAACATAATCATGATAAATTAAGCCAAGTAAAATATCTTTCAGTCCGTTGCTTTGGTAAATTCCATTTAAGTTATTCCAATACCTTCCTGACCATAATGAAGGTGAACCCCACCAATTCCATAAATACCAAAGTCCTGATTCTTGCTGATAAGCAAATTCATTTACAATGTTTGTAAATCTGATTTCTTTTTTCGCCCAGTCAGAACTTGACGGAGTGTTAGATGTTGCATAAATCAAATCCCCTACTAAATAATCAACTGAATTAATCGTTCCGGCTACTGTGATAGTCCAATACATTCCTTTTGCAATTGTAGCCACAACAGGGTTAGTATCTGCCGCTGTTGGCAATAGTCCTCCGCTTGCATCCCAATTTCCCTGTGAAACCAAAGTAATGGTTGAAGGAACTAAATCAGCAATCAGCAAATTACCAAGTTCAACTCCAAATATTAACTGAATGTATTTCTTTTCATTTTTATCAATGAAGTCTTGTAATACAGTATCTGTTTTAGTTGACCTTGCAAGCTCAAATGTTCCGGTAAAATCTGATTTCTGAACTATAATCATTTCACAAATTTAACACTTTAATTAAATAATTACCTGTTGATTTATAGCTGTGCTTTTCAACAATCCAATTATGAGTGAATCCTTTTAACGCATCTATTATATTTGAGTTGATGCAAAATTGAACTTGCTCTTTAAATCTTGCTTCATTATTCGCAATCAATAAAGCTGATTCACCATAAGAATCAAAGTATAATTGTTGATACATTGAATTAGTAATTACTATTTTTCCCATTGCCGCCGCTTCAAATGCAGTCATTCCAAAACTACCATAAGTTTTATCTCTCTGCTTTGGTGCGAATAGTTCTATGTAAACATCACACTCACTTATCCGCTTCATGTTTTCTTCGTGGCTTACCTCTGTGGTATCGCATAAGAACTTTACAGGAAAGTCACGCATCATTTCCTGAATCTTTACTGTTCCTTTTGTTTCGGGTTTGTTCGGGTAGTGTGCGAATGTTAATTCAGTATTTTTATGATGGCTAAATTTTATTAAGTCGGTATCAATTGCACCGGCTACATAATTTCTTTCTTTACCAATCAACAAATCAAACTCAGGCGAATCAAATAATATTCGTTCACAAACCGGATTAAAGATTTCATTCATTCCTGTTGGGTTCTGCCTGTATGAAGTTCCGGTATGAATAACAAATAACCGCTTACCCATGTGCTTACACATTTCAAGTATTGAAGGGAAACTATGTGCAATAATAATTATATCGGCTGCTTCCATTTGCTCAATCATCATCATGCGAGTAACTACTATTGAAGATTTCACATACTGAAACGGATGCGGAACCAAACAAATAGATTGAGAATTTACACCAACTGATTTTAAACTTTCGCTTAAACTGAAAGCGTAGTTGCTATAATCGTCGTAGGAACAGAATATAATTTTCATTTTTTGTATTCTAAAAGCCAAACCTTAGGAGTAAGTTCTTCGCGATAACCATGTTTCCAATCTGTAAACCGCTCGTCGAAATCATTTAGTGTTAATTCAAATGTGTGAAATTTATCCACCGGAATATCAACCCCTGTAAGGAAAACAATATTCTTTGTCGCAATCAGCTTCATATTCTCAATTGCTTTGTCAAAGTCCAAACAGTTATCCATTACCGCAAAGGCGCAAACCGTTTCAAAGTCTAATGACTTTAAAATGTTTAAAGTTGATTCCGATTCAATGTTTCCTTTAAATGAATCCAACTCAACTGGGAAAGCATCAATACCTAAATAATCAACCCCATCAGGTAAGCATCGTTTTAAAAACTGATTACCGCAGCCAACATCAAGCACCGACTTACCAACGAATACTTTTGAAAGGTGTAAGTGATAGTCACGAACAACATTGTCAAGTTTTCTATTATCATCAGTATAGCCACGCTCCTCTCTGCGCTTCTGAAGATTGACGGTTGCGTTTATCCAATCTTGTTCTTTTGCTTTAAGTTCTCTCATCCTTAATTATTTTTTTATCAATTTTAATGGATTTTCTTATTAATAAAATATCTTTTTTGATTGAGCTAATATTTTTTTTAGCTAAAAATATTTGAAGTTTATTTAATTCAAGTTCTTCTAATTTTTCAGACAATCTAATTTCATCTTCCTTTAATAAACCAATCATACTCATCTTATCAGTAATGGTTTTTTATTTCGTGAAATTACATTATTGTAAACCTCCTTTTGTCGTGCGGCTCCTATCCTTGATTTGGTTCCCATTGAACCCCTCATGTTATAAATGTAAATAGAAGTAGTGATTACTCCAATCCGTTCTTTACCGCACATTTCTAAAAAGCAAAACATCATATTGCTTTCGGTTGTGCATTGAAACCACTCTCCATTTATTTTAAAATCTTCTTCAGTTAGCTGGTCGAATAAAAATCTTCTGAAAGAGTTTGGTGCTGTTGACCGGAACGGGACCAAGCGATAACTTCTGTCTTCATGTGTTCCTTCTGAAAAGTTAATGTCGAATGAATTATCTTTCATTAACTCTGTTCCTTTGTGGTCTTCCCATGTGCCATAAGTCATCCACTTACCTTCATTGTATTGGTCTGAAATATAATTTAGTGCTAAAGGTTTTAATTCATCATCCAATCCAACCAACACAATAATATCATCAGGTGACTTAGAATATTTTTTTATTTCATCGAATCTTCTTTTGGCTGCACCTGCATTGTCGTTAAATATTTCAACATGAAACTTTGGATTTCGCTTCCATTTTAAAAGCTCAATCGCTGTGTTATCTGTTGAGCCGTCACTTATTACTACTGCCTCCCAATTGTTATAATTCAATCTGACAAATGAAGTAAGACAGGCATTCACTTTGTCAAAACAATTATAACCGGAACTGATAATTATAAATTTGTGCATACATAGTAAATTGTTGCCCATATTATGAGAGCGATGAATAAACCAATGAATAAACCTTTAAAGAATTTCATACAAGTTCTATTATTTTATTTCTAACCAATCCCAAAGCAGTCATTCCATCCATTGCCATTTCTGTTCCATCTCTAAACTCCTCCAGGTCTTTTAAAAATCTAACCATTACAGTTCCTTTAAATTTACTTTCATCAGGTTCTGTTTTATGAATAGCATCTAAGTAATCAGGAAATTTATTCTGCATCAAATTAATTTCAATCAACTCTCCATTGTAAAGCCATGTTTCAAATTTGTTAAGTGTCTGAAATGGTTTTAATCCAACTGCTATTCCTGAATCCTGCATCAGTACAGTTTGCATTCCTATTCCTTTTGCCTTCATGTAAATAGAACTGTTATTATCTAACCCTCTATTTATTGTCATATTAGCATAAGGCCGCCAATTAATTTTATCTAATAACTTTCTACTAAATATCCTTCCACCTCCTACTGGTTGGTCGGCATACGCCGGAGGGAAGCCATGCCAAAACATTGTTCGCCTTGTTGATATTTCGTACAGGTATAAATCTTTCAGTCCTAAAACATAATCAGCATCAGACGAATAATTCTTTTGATAGTATTCAACTAATTCTTTACTGAGTAAATCGGCGGAACCAATTAATATTACTGCATCAGGATTAAATGTTTTCGCTCTTTCAAAAGCGAAATTAAATTTTTGTGCTAGTGGTTCGTTTTGAAATGTATAATTATTCCATAAGTAATTTATATTTTGATAATCATTGAAAGCCCCAACGGAAATTAAAACACAATTCTCAAAGTTATCAGCATAGTATTTATGTACTATCTCGTTTAGTTCAGGTCGTTTGAAAGTACAAGTGAGAATTGCGAGTTTCATTTGTCAAACTTCTTTTTTATCTGCTTAACTTTTGGCTCAATCAACTCTTTATTTTTCTTCTTAACTCTTATTGCAATAGTAGTTGTTGGTTCTTTTTTACTGCGCCCCATAATGCAAATATAATAATTGTTTACAAATAAAAAACCCCCACCAAATTAATGATGAGGGTTTTTTGAAAAGCAATCAATTTAAACTATGATACTGAGTTCTGAATACTTGCTACTGCAGTAGTGAAGTTGCCATAAACAACAGCACCTAAGTAGTTATTTGGAATCCACAAACATCCACGAGTTTCAACAAGAATGGTCACTAAGTTTTTAGTGAAGTCATCATTCTCATATCCTACTGAAATCATCGCATCTTCACGAACAGCAAAATTTACTTTTGTTGAATCCATGATGTAGAAATATCCAACAGGAACTCCTGTTGAAGCTACAATACGAACTCCATCAATTTCAATTACATTGCTTGAAGGGTAAGTGAGCAAGTCACGAACATAACGACCTTGACTATCCTTTTGGATTAACATTTTAGTTAATGAAGTAGGATGAATCAAAATAATGTTCGCCTGAAAGTCAGCTGAGTAATTAGTATCTCCTCCTGTTGCAGTTGCAACCTGATTAATACCAATTTTCAACACATCAAAGTAATTAGCATAAGGAACACTTGCAGCGAATGTAGTTCCACCGGTCCAAGCTGTTGCCTGATTCTGAATACCATTCAATGAAGTAGTGGTATTAGTTCCGGTTAAGGCGTCGGTATCCATTTTCAACATAACTAAATCAACAAGTGATTTACGGATCATGTTATCCATGTACGGAACATCATCTAACATCTCCTTTGAAACCTTGATGTAAGAAGTGAACTTGATAACATTAGCTGAATTTTCAACTAAGTCAAAATCCTGTTCAGTCTTTGCGCTTCCCTCTGCTGTTCCGCCGGCTCCGCCGTCTGGATTGCGTTGTTCAACCCAATAAATAATCTTCTTAGCTGTTCTCATTGTGTTAATCAACTGAATAACAAACGGGTTACGGCGTACAATATCAACAGGCTGAGGAATGAAATCAACAAGTGAATAAGGAATAGAACCGGATGCAGCACTAATGTTTGAAGTAGTCATAGTTCCTGCGCTCTTAAATTCTGTTCCTACTCCTTCAACCTTACGGCCTGACTGGAACAGCTTAACCTGTTCAGGTGTCATTAAAGATTTATAGGTTTCAAATAAATCTTCTCCGAAAGTTTTAGAACTTGTGTAACGCTTATTAGCGTTTTCTTTTTCAGCTTTAATCGAAAGTCCGATTTCTGTAATCTGTGCTTTCAATGCTTTTAATTCATCATCGGTTTTGGCTTCCTTCATTTTCGTTTCCAATTCCTTTAATGTTTTAAATTCAGGACTTTCAGCAATCAGTTTTTTAAATTCAACCTGAGTTTCTTTAATAGCTGCTTCGCTAACGGCTTTAAGTACTTGCTCTTTTGAAGATCCTCCTTCGCCTTCGCCTTCGCCTGATTTATCCATCTTCATAAATCCAATTGGCATCATAGCCATTGAAGCGGTAATTGCGGTTGCCTTAGCACCGTCTTTAATTGTTGGAGTTGATGCAAAGCACATCAGTGCGATTACTGCAAATAATCCAAACGCAAACATTCTGAGCTTTGAGGTTCGTGCCTCGTGGTATTTTTTCATGATTTTTGTGAGTTTTTAATTTTAATGATTTTAATCAGTAAAATTTTCTGCTCATCCGGCTATCATGAAAGTGCCTTATTCGGCGGCTCTATGAAGTGTAGAGTAATAAATTACTTTAATTGAGCGGCTAATATAGACCAATTATTTATTTTCTTTGGTGCTTCTTGTTTTGAGTTTTCAACATTGTCAATAGTTGGTGTCAGTTCGTTGCTTCCGGCTAATACTGCGCTAATCTCAATCAGTGCGGCTTCTTTTACAGCGAAGAAATAACCTTGCTCCATCGCTTTTGCTTTGTTGCCTAACTGATTAATATACTTATTCCAAACTGAATACTCCTGTTTGCAATCAGCATCGTTGATAGCCATGTTAATATCAATGTACTTCATCGCTACTGAGTGCTGAGTAATTTCTTTTGAAAGGTACTGCCCAAACACTCCGGCGTTCATATCCTTCATTATGTTTGAATCCATACAAAGGCAAATAGTACGGCCTTCTTTATCAACTCCTAAATCCTTCCACGCTATTTGCTTTTCATAAATACTTGTTGGCTTACCAACCTTTGAAGTAATCTTTTGCTCGTGATCGTGTAAGTGCCAAATTTTATCTTGTCGTTCAGCTATTGATTTACTAAAAGTATTTTCCACATGAACATCATCGTGTGAATCCATCCAGTTATAAGTGTTGCCTATGATGGTCCGCTTAATTACTCCTTTCTCTAAATCATCAGCGTTATTTGTGCTGAGTGACTTTACGGTTTCATTTCCAGATTCAAATGAATCAGTGAATTTTACAGTAGCTTTTTTAAAAGCAATCAACTCACTTTTGTTTGCTGATAAATATTTATAAAATTCCTTTTCGGTTTTAAACTCTGATTTCGTTTTCATTTCTTAACAATTTTAGAAAGTTCTTTTTTCTTTAATGCAGCTTTCAATTTCGCTTTATCTACTTTATCACAAAGTAAATCAACTTTTACTTCAGATAGCTTTTTTGAGTTCATCTTTTATCTGTTTTCGTTTAGCAATCAGGTAAATGTTTTTCATTCGCTGCTTAAAATAAACCTGCTCTGTTGCTGTCATTATCAGCACCGGTTTCTTTTTTGGTCGTTTGAAAAAGTTAAGCATCAGTTCGCTTGTGTTGTTTGAAGTGTTGGTGTCTGCTGAGTGATTACTTTACTTCCATCCAAATCTACTCCGGCAAGTTTCGCATACTGTTCGTGATTAATAACTCCATCTTTTAAAAGAATTGAAAGCCTGTTTACTTCTAACAGTTCCGCCCTTGCTTCTGCTTCTTCAGCTTGCGCCTCCTTCAATTCATCTTCCTTCATTATCGGAAGGTGGTCGTAACACAACTTCAATTTCCTGTTCCTGGTGTTGAACATTTCTTTAAAATTATGAGTAAGACAATCAGCTAAATCATCCGCCTGTGGCTTTATCGCATTCTGATAACTTGCTTTTTCTCCCTGCGCTTTATTCTCATAAGTAGCTCCTTTTATTGATGGAAAAATATCTCTATCAAGATTGAATGCTGCAATAATTGTTGAAAAATCATCTTCAATTTCTTCAAACAACATAAGGTCACGAACAGGGTAACTCATAGGGTTCCATGTCATCGATGCTGTTGTAATCTTTACCTTACTCCTGTCACCATAAATATCTGTATCCTGTCTGAATTGTTGTTCAATCTTTAATCTTTCAGGTTCGCTTAATGGTATAACTCCGCTTCCATCACCTCCACCGTTTGCACTTAACATTCCTATCATTCCTTTGTCGTGAATCAAAATGTTTCTTGTTTGTAAAGCTCCTATGATATTTGAAATCGGTTTATTGAGCGGTGGTATTTTTGACTGACCGATTAAATTAGTTCCTACATTTTGAGCGTTATAAATCACTTCATCAACAGTCCAAAAGGTTTTATGTCCTGTTCCCTGCAATTGAAATCCGGTAATAATATCTTGAATCTTTGTTTGCATATACAACTTGCCTGTTGGTATAACCTGCATCATCATATTAGGCAAAATATAAAGTGCTGACGGATCGGCGTTCTTTGTAGCTCTTAAAGCATAAATCAATTCAGTTGCATAAATATCACACGCAATTGAATACTGCTTTAAAAACTCATTACAATTCTGTAAAGGGTTAGGGTTATTAAGTAATTCTAAAACAGGATCGTTAGGATATTCTTTTTCTTCATCATTCACACCTACAACCTTCCAACGGCCATTACTGAATAATTCTGCTTTTCGATTTATAACAACATTTAAGTGAGGGCATTCGTTATAAGGTTTTAAGTTGTTATCAAAATTTATCCATCTTGGAGTACTTGAATTGAATATTACATTCTGATAATATGAGTTAGGATTGTTAGTTGGAAATCTCCAAAGATTTGAAAAGAATTGTCCTATCGGATAAAAAATTGGGTCACTCATTAAGACAAAAGTAATTTAATTCAACAAATTTAATAAAGAAGCTATTCCACGACTTACCCAGTCACTCCAATGTTGTTCACAAATGTACTGCTTACATAACGAACAATAAGCAACTTGCTTCTTTGAGTTATCATCATTTATCAATTCACAAACCTTACATCGTGAGTTCACATTGAACCTTACCTTACCTGAACATGGAGAACCTTTTTACAAGCCATTGAATAAATGAGGTAAGAATGATTGAATCATTTTACTAAGTCCGCTAACTCCGTCAGGTGCATCATCATGTTTACTGCTTCCATCCTTCATATAACTCAAAAGTTCCCTCATAAATTTATCATAATCACTTCCTTTATCGTAATCATTGCGAAAGTAAAAGTATTGTTTTATAAATCCATATTCTAATAAAATTCTTGTATGCTTATTGGCTGAGTTAGTAACCGGCAGTACTTTTTCAGGAGAAACATTTCTGCGCAGTTCACGAATAAAACCTCCCCCCTGATTATTACTCTCTACTCTTGTATAAGTTGCCTTTGTTTTTTCAATTAAAGAAACACATAACGGAGCTGTAGTATCAATTGACTGAGTAGAGAATATCACATCTGTAATAAATATTTTTCCCTTGAATATTTTTCCAACTACATGACAAAGCGAATCATCACCCTGATCTGCAACATCAATATACCCCATTACCGCTTCTATTGCATCTTCTTTAAAATCTTTTAGCTCAAAGTATTTCAGTTCGTCACGACTGTATAAAACTCCTTCTAATTTTAAATCCCAATTTCCTTTTACGAAAACTTCATATTCATAAGGAGGCATATTTTTTATAAGTGATTCAAGATATTCAGGTTCTATGTATGGATTGTCTGTAATGAGTGCAGGCACATAACACCATCCTTCCGGTAGTTTGTTATCTCTCCACTTATCATAAAATATTTCTTTTACCCATGAGTGCGATGGGTTACAAGTTCCTATTATGCGAATTGGAACCTTGCCACCTCCTGTCCAACTTCCGGCCCTTTCAATTACTTTGTAAAAAGTCTTTTCCTGAATTTCGTTTATCTCATCAATCCCAGCTCCATTAATTTCTAATCCCCTGAATCTGTTTAATTCCTTATCAGTATCAAAACTTTCGGCCATAAATATTATTTCACTTCCATTTGTGAATGTAACTACCTGAGTTTGTTGGTTCCAGTCTTTTACATATTGCTGCAATCCTAAACTTAAAATTGAATTGAATGTCGGGAATAGATTTCTTTTTAGTGTTGGCATATCCTTTCTAATAACAAGCCAACGGCTTTTATCGTATTGAAAGCAGTAGGATAAAATTGTTAGGAGAAGGAAGAAAGATTTACCGGACCTTATACCTCCACCATAAACCAATATCTGATTTTCATCAAGAAGCCGTTTCGCCTCCCTCTGTTTTGGTGTTGGTCGTATTACTATTTTCTCCTGGTTCATCGCTCCAATCTAAAACAACAGGCTTTGTAAATGATACATTTCCATCTATTGTATTTCTTGCAAGTTTAGGTTTGAAATATTCAAGAACCTGTAAATATGAACTGATAAACTTATCTTCTGGAAGTCTTGAAAGTATATCATTAAATCGTTCTGTGTGTGTTGTTGCAATAGATTCGGCAAGTGCTTCCCATTGCTTTGTTTTTTGTCCTATTGAACCCTCTTTTCGGCCTCCTAAACTATTTCCTTTCTCGAAAGGCATTGTGATTTATTATGTTTATTTATCACAAAAATAAACTATTTGTATTTATTTATTAGAATCTGCAAAATAGCCTTATCTTTTTTGAACTTATTTTTACTTTGGATTAAAAGTTTCTGAGCCGTTCCTACTCCGAATCTCATATCAATAGCTAATCCAAATTCATACTGTTTTCCCTGAGTATAGATATTACATCCAACACATTGAGCGGCACAGTTCTTTTCTTCCCATCGTGTAGCAAAGTGTCGTCTTGATATAAAGTGTCCGCATTGGCTTGTTTTTAAAGTCATAGGCTTACCACAAGTAACACAATAAGAAAACCCATCAGCATCAATATCCCTAAGCCGGATAAAGATTGAGAAAACTTTATCTAACTCAGCTACTAATTGATTTATTGATTTGGATTTCATTTTAAAAAACTTCTTTTTTAATTTCTAATAATTTATCAACTAATGACTGTCTTTTTTCATCTGCATCCACTTCAAGATTTTCAATCATAATAGTTAAAATAATAAATAGATTATTACTTAATTCAAAATACTCTTTTTTTACTGATTCCTTATAAATATACTCTAATTGTTTTGCTACTCTATAAAAATTATAATAATCTCTTCCTGACGCTGTTATACATAAATAACAACTATCTGAAAAATCTTCACTATTTCCTTCATACTCTTTTAGTCTTATATGACTTTTACCAATAATCATACTAATTAAATCCCCCTTTGAAAAAAAGTTTTCAGGCATTTCATTTTTATTTAAACAAAATTCTGAAATAAAAAATGATTGCTGATTAATTGATGTGTTTAGTATTTTCATTACATTACTTTTAATTCATTTCGCTTAAAGATAGCCAATATTTCATTCTCAATCTGTTCAGTAAGTCCGATTTCAACAAGGTCTTTTGACATCCTGGTTAGTTCGTAAAATGCAGTTCCTTTTGTTTTTTGCGCAGTATCGACCATATTAAATTCTTTGAAAATATCTTTTGAAGGAACTTTGTATTTTTGTAAAAGTCGGATTAAAACTCTTTTGGTTCTCAAAGTTTCACTATCTCGTTCTAAACATTTGGCGACTTCAGAACCTAAGATAGTTCTTCCTTTTCTTTGAGTTACAAGCATGAGGGCTTCGTAAATGGTCCGCCGGCGGTCTGTGTGGTTTAAGTGGTTCATTTAGTTTGTAGTTTTGGTTTGTTTTCTTTTATGAATGTAAAATACTCGTTTGCTTTTTCGTAAAGTTCTTTCTGTTCACACTCTATAATTATTTCGTCTATTAATTCCTTCACTTCGTCAAAGCCATGAATTAAAATCATTTGCTTCCAATATGTTTTATTCATCTCGTATAA